CAACAGGATTAACACGACCTTTGTAAAGTACATCACGAGCCGACAATGCAGGATTAAATGCTAGAGATATAGAACCACGAATCTGACCACGAGCCAAACCGGCAGGTGACCACCACGGATCTTCTAAAGCATCTGTTCTTGCACACGCACCAGCAATGTGACCATTAAGAGGCACCCAACGCATAACGTCATTGTACTTATCATACTGCTTCGTGTAACCACTATCATACACTACATATGAAGAGCTTGACAAAGCATCAAAGTACGTCATAACGTTTGCTTGCTGAGTATACTCAGTAGCAACATTGACTACCTGTTTTTCTGGAGGTGAGATAAACGCAACACAATCTTTTCTTTGGTCAACCAGGTCGGTTAGATAAACACCGTGTGTGGTTGCAATACCAGCCGCCACAACATCAGCAGGACCTGCTATCAAAAGATTTACAGACTGTGTATCAGCATCTTTATAATAATCATATGCTGTTTGTCGTTCACCTTCAGTAGGCACAACTGCACCACCAACACCACCAGCCATACTACCACCATCTAAAATATTAGTTGGTGTTGTAAAGGTAACACCCAATGCCTTTGAACCCCAGTTTGTTGCACCTGCTGGATGATCCATCCAGTAGATGAATTCAGACTGGTCATACAAAACGTCAACATAATAATTCGCTGTACCATTGTCAGTCAATGCATCAGACGCCTTTGATACTGCAGCATGCTTCTCAAGAATCTCACCAGCTACACCAGTGATACCAGAGTCTTCGTCAGTTATAATAACGTGTAGTTCATCATCTGCAGCACCACGGTCAGTCGCATACTGCGAAGTACCAGGCGCACGATCAAACTGCTCATAGTAAAACCAGTAACGGTCAATCTTTGCACCGTTGGCAACCGCACCGGTAAGACCCGTAGCAACTGCAGTCGGATATCTTACGATAGTCACCGTTGTACCGGCGATAATAGTAACCTTATATCGTTGTCCATTCGTTTCTTGTAAATAAAGGATATCATTTACACTGAACGTATTAGCCGCCGAAACTGCGATAGTCAAATCACCAGCCACACCAGCAGAGCTCATAGTAGGACGAGCGTTCGGGGTATCACTTGTACGCTGAAACGCATCAGCAGTAGTGCACATTTCAGCCTTGAGGTTATCACCCCAAGTACCAGCTGAACGTGCTGCAAAAATACCTACAGCAGCCGAACCATCATCATAAGGACCAGTAGTACCATCACCGTCGCTATAATGTTTATTGTTTTTGACTAGGAGACCTGACAAATTTGACGTAGCATTTTTTGCTCCGCTTGTCAGAACCCTAACCACCTTTAATGTATTCCCGTACATCAAAAAAGAAGCCGCCGTAAACCAATAAGCAAAGTTAGTGCCATTCGGCTTCCCGAATATTTCTACCAGTCTTTCTTCACTATCAACAATAATAACTTGACTGATAGGACCTTTCTCGAAAATACCGGCAAACGCACCAACACTTGTAGCACCACTAGCTACAGACGTAGTTAAATCTTTTTCTTTTACTTGAACACCAGGCGAAATTAGATCACCCATAATTCTATTTCTCCTTTGTTATAGTATTAATTCACTTTACATCTTTTGTTTTTCATTTTATTATATGTTTATTTATTCATTGGGAGTTTTCTAAAATAGGCACACACTTGTGTATAAATAGATATATGAAAGGAATTTATGTGATAAAGGATCGTGAGACACTTGCCCCTGTGTATGTCGGTCAATCAAAAAATATATTTAGTAGATGGGGTGACCACTTAACACTCTACCCCTACGATCAATATAGGTTTGAAGTATTAGAAATACTCTCAGGAGATATGAAACTGAGAGAACAACACTGGATAAATGAAATGAATACTTATTTTAATGGAGACAACAAAACTCCCGCCCTTAGTGAAGTTAAAACCAAAACACCACGGGAGAGTAAGTATCCCGAGGTCATAAAGAATATGCCTTATGAAAATGCTAGAGTGTTATGGTTATACACTACACTAGAGAAGGAAAGTTGCCAAGTCTGTGGTGATCCCACACAACGATATCTACAATGGTTTCCACACCACAAGAAAATAAGAAATCTTGCTTTTAGATACGGGGCAGAGACACCACAAAGGAAAGAGGCAAACCAACTAGTAGATGAATCCATCCCCGTTTGCCAAAACTGTATAATCGATAGAGACTGGGGAGAAGAAAAAGCACCCTGGCCTTTTTAATAATCAAAATTAGGCGCATCAACCGGCCTCCAGTAGTCACCATCAGGATCCACGAAAGGTACTACACTATCTCCATAATGTACACCATCATCCACAAAACCAAAAGGTGCCATATCTGCTTCGATAGATTCTTTTTGAGTTTCATATAATCTTTTACGGATATCTTCATTAGTAAGTTCTTTAAAATATTGTTGGTCAGTCAACCACGCAAAGAATACCAGACACATCATAAGGTCATCATACGAACCTTCTTCACCTTCAAACGATGAACCCTTCTGAATAAAAGTAGACATCTCTGAGACAACATCAAAATCATTTATCAACAACTTATCACTTTCTATCAACTGTTTCAAGTTAGAACATCCAATTTTCTTTACAGACTTGGTAGTTCTCACACCTAAGTCTGTCTGTTGGTCACCAAATCCACCACCAACTACCTGACCTAACCGACCTCTCATCTGAGTCATTATAATATTCTCGTATGCTAAGTCGTGATGGAGAGCATCGGCCACCTGACCACCAATGTCATTTATTTCTATCAACATATAAGCATCGTTGTAATTTTTACCTGCACGATAAACAACATCAGGAAAGATAAGAGGTTTGATTTCGCTGTTACGATATTTTGCAACCAGTTTGTATGGCATCTCTGTGATGTCTATAACAACAAAAGCAGAGTTATCTCTATTAGTACCTCTTGCAACATCTACCGTCATACAATAGGTATGGTCTTTGATAGGTTTTTCATAAACATCTAAACCACCACTAGACTCAATGGGATCAAAGTATGGTATCTCTGCAATCTTTGTAGGTGATATGAGTGTATCAACTGAACCAAGAAACGAACACTCAAACTCTTGCATAAACTGTTGTTCACTAGTATTACGAATGGTCTGTTTTTTCCATTCCTCATCTCGTCCTGGTACTTCAGTCCAATGGACTTCAATAGGAATAAACTCACTTTTTTGGTTCTGTGCATCCATCCACATCTTATAAAACATATTCATTCCACGTGGCGTGGACACTATCATTACCTTACTGGTTTCGCCTGCTGTAATCGTCGGATATACAGAACTAAAAAACTGCTCAGCAATATTAGAAGGAACAAACGCAAACTCATCAAGGAATATAATATTATAAGAACCACCACGGACGGCAGACGCTGATGTAGACGCAGCCAATATTTTAGAACCATTTTCTAACTCCAAGGAACCTTTGTTCCAATTCATCACACCCATCTGCAACCAATTAGGCAGATGTTCATAGGCCAACTGGAGTCTTGATAGCAAGTCTCTCGCCGTTGACGCTTTGTTTGCAAGTATCGCAACATTCACAGTCTCATTGAATATGATGTAATGAATGAGATACGATAGAATAGTAGTAGACTTACCAGACTGCCTAGGCAACTTACAAATAGTAAACCGATTGCTATGAAATGTACCTACAATATCTTTCTGGAAAGGATAGAGATTGAATGGAACCAACCCCTCATCAATACTCACTATCTTTACATACTGTTGAATAAAATAGACAGGGTCCTTAGAACACTTCATAAACTCCTTGACTTGTTCTGGAGTAAACTCATGAGGTACTGCAGCTGTTTTTAGATTAGGATTTCCTTTATATGTTTCAACTGCCATACCAAATACCCTCTATGTGTGTGTATCCCAGTTCTTCTGCTGCCCACACTCTACTGTTACCTTTATGTACTCTATAATGCTGATGAACATAATACCTACCACCGGCACCATAACGAGGCTTGTCATATTCATCACCTCTACGGTCTTCTACCTCTATAGGGTCTAACATAACACCAGTTGCTACTATGTCTTCATTTGCATCACGACCATCAAGTCTCGGCAACTCTGATATGTCAAACTCTATTAAATTAGGTTTCCGATTTTTTGCTTTCAATAGCTTCATTTTTATTCTGTTTCATCAACTGTTGTAATTCTTTCGTTGATCCTATGAACAGTGCATTAGTCACATTCTGTGGTGCTTTGTCTGGAACTTCTTTGAGAAATTGCATCTTCTGCTGTAAATCAGCGAGTCGTTCTGTGACTTCTGATACAGTCTTAATCAACTGACCTGCCACCTCATACGTTCTAGGATGTTCACTTTCTTTTGCAAGCTCTAAGATACCAGTAATAGCGTCCTGCCCTCGCTCAATGAGGCTGTAGAAGTTTTCACGACTGTATTGATAGTCAGTATCAATATCAGCATCACGACTCGTAGCCTCTATTAGAGCCCCTTCAGGACGTGGTACTAAAGGTTTCGGATCTATTATTTCTTCTACTATGTTTTGTGTTATTCCTAAAGCATCACTAATCTTCGCATCAATATTCATCTATCAAATCCATTCACTTGTTGTCTCATTAAAACCAAAGTTGTCATCAGCATCACCAGTACCTGTAGTCTGTACTGTAAATCTCTGTACTCTTTCAGGTGTCTCAGTCGGTAAGTTAGCATAAGTAGAAGCCTCCACCTTTGTAATCGGCTGTGATGTAGTAACAGGACCGTATACATAAGACTTGGCTGTAAATGCAAACGTGTATATGATTGCTCGTCGTGTCTGAAAATCACCTTCATAGGTATCTTCATATCCAATACTATTCAACACAACAGGAACATCTCTAACGATATCCATTTCAGGCACTTCTCTAATGGCCACTGTATATTCTGGTTGGAAGTATGGCAATATCTGTTCTACTATTTGAATGCCATCATCACTATTCTTTGTCATAACGAACAACTCAAAATTCATATTGTATGGTACAGGCGTGTACTGTGTACTCATCTGTTTTAGTTTCTTATCAGTTGTACCAGAAACTTTCTTCTGTTTGATAATACGATTTAGTTTTCTGATAGGATCATAGTCAAACGACTGTATCTCAAAACCAATGCGAGGTAATGTCATCGCAATTTTCTGTGTAGCTGATGGGTCTTGGTCTAGACGTACCATAAACTTTTGCTTTGGACCATATGCCAAAGGAACTTTCATAGACTGTATTTCTTTACCAGTACTATCTCGTCGTGTTATTACGATGTCATTAAACAAACTACCAAACGCTACGATAGTTTTTCTTAATGACTCGTTGTAAAAATAATGTCCTAACATTTATCCCTCCTCAGGATCACCAAATGGATTCTTTTCGGTGAAGTCGAGTATGGCATCACCAACCCAAACACCTTCTCCTTCTACCCTGTCTTGTATCCATTCATTATCAGAATCGCCTGCTGGTGTCATCACATAGTCTTCATTGATAATGAAGAACGAATAGTAAGCATCTGAATCTTCCATAAGTATGGCATCGAAGCCTGTCTCGTTTTCACCAACAATAGTACCCGGCGCACCAACAGTTGCCGTTTCCATGGCCACATTCCCAAGGATAGTTCCGGCCGGTAGTTGTGTGCCACCCTGTAATTGAATCGGTTGATTGTATGTGGTTGTAGTACTCTGTTCACCAAGGAACTGCCACAACAACTCATCACCACTGTATGTCGTTTCAATCTTATCAATGGCATCAATACCAGTGTCAAGACGCTCATCAGAGTATTCAACTGTACGAGCATAGAGTTTGTAAACTGGTAAGTTATCTATTTGGAAAAACGGATCATCAACGTCTACAAAACTTATTTCAAACAGACGTTGAACTGTAGGCATATAAATCCAATCACCTTCGTTCGGCCTGACTGAAGTTATTAAGTTAGCATCTAATGATACCAAATCCAACCAACGCCTACGAGAAACCGTGAAGGTTGTTTCATCTCGTATCTCTAAACCAAACCGTGTGATGATTTCTTTCTCACCTTCATAACCTTCAACCGTATCCATATACATTTCAATTTGGTAACTGTCGCTAAACTTAGATAACGCGGACTCCCCAAAGAGTTGGTCCTTATTGACCAAAGTTCTTGGGAGATAGAATACATCGTGCCCGAAGATTTGGCAAGCTTCTATAATGAGGTCTTCGTATAAGTACTGCTCATTGATAGTCCCGCGAGAGAAATAGTGATTAGTGGGCATTGAGTTATCCTATATCAAAAAGGAGTGGTTCCTCCCAGGTGGTCCTGCTCTCCTCCTCAAGCTTAAACACCTCTTCGTTGGCTTGTGACCATATCTGGTCACCATTCATAGTCACTCCACCCAGCATTGTTATACCACT